AGATCAAGATCACTGGGAGGACCTGGCAGGCCTGTATCCTGACCTTGATGACCCTCGCTTTATTGAAAAACTCATGGAAAAGCGTGAATTTGCTGAGGCCAAGCAGCCTGATATTCAATCACAGATTGATGCAGGTGTAAATCCATGCGATACAGAAAAAGACTTTGAACTGACACCTGTTCAGCGATTCGTTTCTACTTTTCTCTCACCCTCGACACCCTATCAAGGAGCCCTTCTCTATCATGGCGTAGGTGTAGGTAAAACCTGCGCAGCCATTACAATCGCCGAAGGATATCTTGACCGCTATCCTCAAGATGAAGTCTATATTCTCGCCCCTCCAAATATTCAACCGAACTTCGAAAAGACCATTTTTGATGCACAGAGAATGACAATTGGAAAGGGGGAAGAACAGAATACAGTAAATTCTTGTACAGGTGATAAATATCTGAGCCTCACTGGAAGTCTTCTTGAACGTGACCCGAAAATTATACAGAATCGTGTAAAGGATCTTGTTAAATCAAGATATAAGATTTTCGGATACATTGAGTTTGCTGGCGTGATTAAGAGAATTCTTGAACGTTTTCGTCCTGACCAGGAGGAACTTGCGAATGAAGAGATTCGCAAAACCTTTAGTGGAAAAATGCTGATTATTGATGAGGCGCACAACCTACGCGACATGGTAGAAACAGAATCTGAAAATCTTGATGCACCTGGAGGTGAAGGCGAAGTCAAAGATGCAAAGGCGGGAAAAATTCTCACAGGACCACTCAAGCGAGTATTAAATGTGTCTGATGGACTTGTCCTTGTTCTCCTAACAGGTACTCCTATGTTCAATAATCACAAGGAGATTATCTCCCTGCTGAATCTCTTATTAATCAATGATAAGGTTCCCCAGGCTGACCATCTAACGGAAGCAATTTTTGACCCTAAAACGGGTATTTTAACGGCCCCAGGTGCAGCAAAACTTGGCAAAGTTGCCCAACGCTATGTAAGTTTTATGCGAGGTGAAAATCCTCTAAGTTTTCCTACACGCCTGATGCCCGTGGCTCGCAAAGGTGGAGTCTTACCCGCACTTGAAGCATGGCCAGTTGAGGGCCCCAATGGAGAGTATTATGTAGCAAAGGACCGTGAAGGACGTGATACTGAAGGTCCTGATATTGTTGAAGAGTTCATGAAGAATAGTCTACCCATTATACCTTGTGAATTTGAAGGTGATACTGCTGCGGATTATTTAGAACTCACAGAGAAACTCGGCAAGGATCTTGGTATTGCAACCCAAAATAAACTCATTCAAGCAGGTAATTTTATCTATCCAAAACTCTATGATGAGACTGTCCTCGCAGAGCGCATTGAAAAGGGTGGATTTGACCTGACATTTGATAAGAGTGGAGAAGCACAGAAACTACCTGGTCGCAGCCGAGCAAAGGATGGTACAATTCGTACACCGAATATTCAGTATGAAAATCAAATTGATGATAAAGACTGGTTACTCGAAGAGAGACTGGGTGAATTCAGCCCGAAAACAAAGTTTTTCCTTCAGCAGGTGAGACATGCAAAGGGGTGCGCATTCATCTACAGTCGATTTGTACCTGTAGGTGCTTTGAGTATTGCGCTTGCGCTTGAGGCCAATGGATATACACTCTATGGCGCTGAGCCTGGTCGTGGGCTCCTGAAGGGTGGAGCATTAGGTGGATTCGGTCGTCAGTGCGCCATGTGCCCTGGGAGGGAAAAGGGGCACACTGGACACCCTTTTGTACCTGCGAAATATGTACTGCTTACTGGTGTTGCCGAACTCTCTCCAAGCAATGAGACTTCCATTCAGGCACAGAGACGGCCAGATAACAAGGACGGAAGTAAAATCAAGATTGTCATCGGTTCACAAGTGGCAGGTGAAGGCATTGACCTGAAATTTATCCGCGAGATTTATATATTCGATAGTTGGTTTCACTTGAATAAGACGGAGCAGATTGTGGGTCGTGGTATTCGTACGTGCAGTCACGCACTCCTACCTGAAGCCGAGCGTAACTGTACGGTCTATCTACTGGCAAATGCATTTAGTGGAGACGCGGCTGATCGTGAAACAGTTGACCTCTACACCTACCGAACGGCTGTTCAAAAGGCGATTCAAGTTGGTCGCGTGTCCCGTGTTCTGAAGGAATATGGCATTGATTGTAATCTGAATCGTGAAGCCATTAGCATTACAAAACTCGCCGCAGTCCCCATGGTTGATAGTCAGGGGAATCGGCGGTCAACACGCCCTGTCATTCGAAGCGACGGTACTAAAGCGGAGATTCCACTGCGAAATGATACACCCTTCAGTGCCCTCTGTGACTGGATGGAGCGCTGTGAAAGTTTCAAATGTAAACCCTCCGTTGTAATTGACGCGGATATATCAAGCGATAAGACATACACAGAATACTCTGCAAAATGGCGTGAGCACCAACTCATTCAGAAGATGAAGAGTCTGTTTAAAACAGAGGACGGTCATCAGCAGGCATTTATCTCCATTGAAGGACTTGAAGAGGCACTCTTAGTGGATGATGTTCCCCAGAAGGCAATTTCAATGATGATTCATAATATCATACGAAATAAATCATTACACTTGGAACTTTTTGGAAAACAGGGACATATTATCTATAAAAATGGATACTTTCTTTTCCAACCTGACCAACTTCACGACGAAATCATTCCACTTGCTCTGCGTGTAGCACCCTTTCCGCCAAAACGCGATGCCTATGCGACCATAGTCGATGAACCGGTGGCAAATGTATTGGTTGCCGCTGCAGCAAATGAAGAGGAGCCCGAGGAGACATCTGCTCTCTGGGATGCAGTTGAAACCTGGATCGAGAATATAGATAAAAATGAAAATAAAAAGGTGATTTTTGAAATTGAAAAGGGCAAGTATGTGCCTCCACGATTTATTACAACGGTTTTAAAGGAACTGTATGAAAATGATGATACTCTTCTTAAAATTGCAAAAGAGAAACTCGGTATGGTTGGATATTTATATGAAAAGGTCAAAGATGATGAAGATTGGAAGGCACTGCTACTTCAATCGGTTAAGGAGGCGATGTGGGATGAATTTCTTACAAGTTCAGAACAATTTAACTTAGTCATGTCCTGGATGGGAACAGATGAATTTGAACAACATAAAAGTCTATTTCAAGATCAATATCTGGAAAAAGATGGTAAATGGTTATTTAGATTCGTTGATCTTCATACAGGCGAGATGAAATATCGATGCGAGCAGGGTGATTGCAAACTTGATACAATTGAAGAGTTGACAGAGGAGGATTCTAAAGTTGTGATTAATAGTACAACAACTGCATATTCTAAAGAGATGCCTCATTTGGTCTATGGATTTTTGGTGCCTGCTGGAAAAGAGAATCAATCGAGTCACATGGCCTTTAAAACAGCCCGCACAGTGGTGGCGAATGCGACACTTCCTTCTGGTCTAGAGTGCTCTACAGTTTCAAATCGCGATAAGAGAGATCCTCTACTTATAACACTTGGAACCGTGGTTGAAAAGTTTTCTGACGCAATTGATCTAGGCTTAGATCAAGATAGTATCAAGAAAATAAAGGGATCTTTCAGTGGCTGCTTTTTACTTGACCTCGCTCTGCGCATGTTGGATAAGAAACACAGCAAAAAGCGCTTCTTTTATCGCAGTATTGAATCCTATAAGGGTGGTCATGTGAAACTCGAAGAGAAAAAGAGAAAATCAAAAAGCAAAAAAGAAGGGGAGGTCTAAAATTGATTAATCGTTTTATTTACTAGGAAAGGTACTATGGAACTCGATATACAGTTTGAGACGAAAGTCACCCTCACTGCAAAGGATATGGGAAAGGATATTACAAACTTAGATGAACTACTTGAAAAGAAGATTAAGGAGCAGTATGAAGGTCGTTGCTCACGAAATGGCTATGTACTCCCCAATACGGTGCAAATGATTTCTCGCAGTATGGGCATGGTTGAAAAGGGTCGCTACACTGGAGATGTTCTCTTCTATGCCGAGGCGGCTGCAAAGGTTCTACAGCCCCCTGATGGAATTGAGATTGAAGGCACTGTCATCCGTCAGAATCGTATGGGCATGTACATCGATTATCAGGGAGCCATCCGTGTGATGGTGCCTCGTGACCTGCATATTGGCGAAGTGGAGTTCAATGATCTCGTAAAGGTTGGCGATACGGTTCGTGTAGAGATTAAGAAGTCTCGCTATCAGGTGAATGATACATCTATCTTGTCTGTTGGCATCTTTAAGGGAAGGGTGAAGGCCGGTGCTCCAGAGGAAGAGAAGAAAGAAGAGTTTACGGAGGCCGATGTTGATGACACCGAGGATGATGCCGCTGAGGCAGAGGCTGCTGCCATTGCCACTGCTGAGGAGGAGGACGAGGAAGATGCAGAGCCTAGCGCGGAAGAAGAAGATATAGAGGAGGAAACTGAATAATAGATGAGTAGTTCTACGAGTTTAGAAACCCCCACAGAATCAAAAGTGGCAAATCTATCTCAAGATGAATATGACCGGCGCCGAAAACTCTGGGAGGCCATTAAGATTCTGATTAAGTCCGAGCAGGAGGAACTCTTCCGCATTCTTAAGCGCAATGAAGTTGAAGTTACTGAAAATACAAATGGTATTTTTTTTGACGTTGGCAAACTCTCTCAGACCGTCGTTGCAGAGATTGAGAAGTTCCTCCAATTTTGCCAGCAGAATCGTGTGAACTTCGAACAGCGCGACAAGGAGATGGAGAATTTACGACAGGAAGTGTAAGGGTCTAAACTTAGATCGCAAATACTTGAAAGTAAGGATGGAATCACTACTTTCCAGTATCGAACAGAACCCAAATAAATCAAAGGTCCCCGAACTCATCTTAATGCCTGGAGAACAGATCTCCATGCCTGTGGATGAAACAACCCTAACCGAATACGGTATTCAGTGGGCACGCTTGAATCCTCCGGGTCCGGTTTCCCTCTGGCTCTGGTCAACAGACCCCGAATACCGCGCAGGAAGTGAAGTGCTTCGTAAGAAGATTCTCAGCGACCACATTGTTCGTCTTCAAGAGCGTGCCCAGACAGGTGAAGGGTGTCGCCGTGGCACGAAGTCGAAGGTGTGTGATGCCCTTGGTACGAATGTTGAGAATGCCTCTGAAGAAAACTTTGAACTCCTTGAAGAGTCTGTGAGTGCACTCTGTGGAATCCAGTGGGTTCGCATCCATGAAAATGAGAAGAAGGTGACCTTTGTTCCGAAGGATCTCCGACTCTGGACGGCGGAAAAGCCAATTCTCTGGTCTCGTGAGCGCTATCGTTCAGCAGGTGAACGGGGGCTCACGTTGGCTGGTCTCGGCAAATGGATGAGTGATCGAGAGGATGCAAAGTGGCAGTGTGAGTATCCTGTGGCTGAGGGAACTCTGGAGGTTATGAAGCAGCAGTGGAAGGCGCTTGATGGAGGAATACCTAGTACTCGTAGTGAGTCAGGACGCCCTCTAAAAGAAGACTACGCGCGTGCACTTGGCCGTCTACAAGCGATTCGCCACCTGAACGGCCGTACTGGAGACGAGGTTAAAGTTTGAACTGTGTAGAAGTTCAGTACAAGCAGTAGGATTCAGATGGACTTGTCTAGTCAACAAGTCAAAGAAATAAAGGACATGCTCGAAAAATGGATGTCCAATCGCACTCATGAACTTGAAGTCACATTCAACAAGGAGGGCGGTATGGATGCAGATTCATTTCTCAAAATCATTCGTCGTCTGAAGGAGCGAGGATTTGAAGAAGTGAATCCAAATAGTGACGAGAAACTCAATATTCTCTGTGAATCAGGTCTCCGTTTTACTATGAACTCCTTTGAAGATATTCAGGACTACTGCAATGACAATAAGTTAAATGATAAGGGCTGGCTCGCAATTGTAAAGAAGAAGATTGAGAAACGCGGCCCTGAAGATAAGTTTCGCGATACAGTTGACATAAATGAATACGGTATCCGCATTAAGACTCGTGAGGAGAATGATCGCGGAAACAGTGATGCAGCCGCGCTGCACCAAGATGTCGAGAAGGCCTTTGAAGGCTGGGCAAATCTGAACAAAGCGTTTCGCTTGATTAAGCGCTGGAGTTTCAAGAAGAATGGTGTTCAGTTCGACCTCTCCATGGTCCGCTCTACGAGTTCAGGTCGCGCTGGATACAACTGGGTAAAGACCTTCAATGAGGAGAAGTTTGCGCGGAATCCGCCAGCCTATGAAATTGAGGTAGAACTTCTGCGCGAGGACCTTACTGATACTGAAAAGACAAAGATTGATGCAACCTCTTCAAGAGAGCAGCGCGACAAGGAGACAATGGGTGTCTACCTGAATAGGCTCATCAGTGGCATTGGTGAAGTGCTCCGTGGCATTCAGCAGAACTCCATTCTCATTCAGAGGTCCACAAAGCGCTCGGTCATTTCAGAGTACCTCAAGGTTGCCGAACTTCCCACGGCAACCCCTGAATTTCGTGGCGTGAAGCCGCGTACACTGCTTCTGGAGCACATGCGTTCCGAGCGCACGGATGGACAGCCGAATATTCGTGACGGCTACAATGTGACTGATAAGGCAGACGGCCTGCGTGTGCACGCCTTCGTAAATTCAGAGGGCGATCTCTATATGATTGACATGGCACTCAATGTGTATGCGACTGGTCTGCGGCAAAAGGCGTGTGCAAACTCTCTTCTTGACGGTGAATGGGTGACACGGAGAAAGGGTGAAGAGATGGTAACGGAGGATGGTGTTGTTGTATATAAGCCTGGGCGTTCTACCAATCTACTTCTACTCTTTGATGTGTACTATCTTAATAAGAACAAAATCTGGAACCTTCCCTTCTATGAGAAACCTAAGGAGGGAAGGGCCGAAGAGGGAACTCGTCATGCAGCCCTCGCAAAGTTCATCAAGGAATGGGGTACTGAGCCTGAGATAACTATCAAGGGATATGAGGGAAAACGTGCGCTTCTCCTTGATGTGAGTGCGAAGAAGTTCTTCTTCGGCTCCAAAGATGATGAACTCTCTATCTTCAAAGTGATTAATGACCAGGCATTTCCTCACAATGAGGGACGAGTCTATCACACAGATGGACTCATCTTCACTCCAAATGCGCTACCTCTACCTGCAAAGCCGAACTCGGCCTTCATGGAGCAACTTAAGTGGAAGCCGGCCGATGAGAACACAATTGATTTCCTTGTGATGATTGAAAAGGAATTCAAGGAGGATAAGGTCCATTATGGAAAAAATCCTACCACTGACCTCGAGCCCCTACATGGATACAAACGTCTTGTTCTCTATGTATCGAGTCGTGAGGATGAGATTATGAATGACCCTCGTAAGGCCGTGCTGGCAAAACGGTGGACAAAGGAGAAGGGAAAGCGTGGCGGATATCGCGCTGTCGAGTTCTCTCCCATGAACTACATTGATACACTTGCCTCTACATCGTATCGCGAGCGCGAGGTCGACGAACTTCAGAACATGGACTATGTCACGAGTGAACTCGGTGAAATCATTCAGGACGGAAGCATCGTAGAGATGCGCTACGAGCCGAGCAATGAGCCTGGATGGCGCTGGATTCCCATGCGTGTCCGTCACGATAAGACGGAGAAGTTCCGCAAGGCCGCTGGAGGCATCGGTAATGCGGTGAAGGGAACTATGAATGCGGAATTTGTTGCAAATGAGACATGGAACAGTATCTATGAGCCGATTACACCGTCCATGATTCGCAAGGGCACAGAGGTGCCTGAGGAGGCGGAGATTGAAGCACTTGTGAAGGCGCGTCAGAATATTCCGCGCAAGATGGTCTATTCAGGCCAGCGAAAGATTACTGCGCTCAGTGAAACTTATATGCGTCCCATGCGTGATTTCCACAATGACTGGATTAAGTATCAGGTGCTTCTGAAGTCGGTGCTCGGCGGTGAGAAGAAAAAGAAGGTTCTCATTGACATGGCGTGTGGAAAGGGCGGCGACCTTCACAAATGGGAGAAGCTCATGCCACGCTTTGTGCTTGGTATTGATTATGCGATGATTGATATCTTGGATAAGAATAATGGAGCGTATAATCGTATGTTGAAGGATATTCTGAAACTCGGCCGTGCAAATGTACCTGACATTGTCTTTGTGGCGGGTGATGTGACGACGCCGATTATTACAGGTGAGGCGGGTCGCACAGAGGAGGAGAAGAAGATGTTGCGTACTCTCTTTGGCCAGAATACAGGTGGTGGTGTTGCTCCGTATGTCGATGAATTGGCGGGCGTTCTGCAGAACAAAGCGGATGTAATCTCCTGTATGTTT